GGTGGTTTGCCTCTGTTATCAATGATAATAAACTGAAAACGTTCGATAAGAAACATGTTGCAAAAAACTCAGATGTATATCTCAATATTAAGCCGTCCGATAATACTCAACACAACAGTGTTCTTGGATCGAGTAACTATACTTTTACTACTAGTGGAGGTGTTAGAGTATTCGATTCGACGGGTACTACACAGAATCCTACAATTAGCGGAAATGCTGTATCTAACCAGACTTTTAGATTAAACTACGCAAACTGCGCCGCAGGAGCCGACACCAGTGTAACTATTACTATTACACATGATAAGTATCAAACTACCGGCACAGCATACAAGAAGTGGACGTTTAATGCAAGAGTAGGAGATCATCAGAATTTTAGTGTTTCCTCAGGGTACGGTGTCCAGGTATGGAAAAAAGGCGAAGAGCTATATCCAAGATTAGACACTAGTGATGATCAGATCTTTTATCATTCACACTATGCAGGTACAACCAGCAGCAGTACTGTAGATTTTCAAAATATAGACGACGACTTTGACATTATTAACGGAGACTGGTTTATAGACCCCCGCATAGATGATAATTTTATCTGGCAACAAGTAGGTGTAGGACACCTTAGGCTTCATATAGGTACCTGGACCGGTTCAGTAGCAGACCCTTCCCCCGGAACTGTACGGTACTGGGTCACAATATTTAGGAAAGATCCATGAGTTACGGAATAGAAATAACAAACGGAGAAAATCGCAAACTAATCTCCTCAACAACACCTAGCTACCAAATTGTAGAGATAGGAGTGCTACCTTTTACGCCCAAAACATGGCGATCCGGCCCAGATGAGTACGTCAGCTATAATATGGACTTTAATCACGGTACTATAACAGTTAAGCAGGACTTTAGTCCTTCCGCCCTTTGTTTTATAAGAATCCAGAGTGTGCCAGATACATCCCGCAAGTATACCTTAACAGGTTCCTTTTTTAAAGCGGGAGATTCTACGAACAATTGGAACAGGACTGCCGTCCCTTTCGTCGTCACAGCAGAGTGTTTAGAGTTCACGTCAATGTCATCAACGAACGAAATTACCCCAACTCAGAACCTCTCAGAACCTCCTGTGATAGAGTATTGTATAGTTGATATAGCCACAGAGTTTACAGATCCGGGAGAGGGTCGAGGCATAAATATCTTTGATGCTAATGGGAAGCTAACCTTTTCCTCTGAATTTCCTTGTGCTCGTATATGGCATGATGATATTACATCTAATCTGTCAACTTATTCAGGCGGTAATCTTCAAATCCTTGGAACAGGGCTTTTTTACCAAGGGCTTTTATATGGCGAAATATCCAATTTATGGCAGTGCACCTCGCACAACAGCTTAGTTCGGATAGATAGAGACACAAATTACAGCCCAAATGGTGGCGAGATGTGGGAGCAGACATATCACAGACATATGTACTGGGACTATATAGAGAATCAAATAGGAATGGCCTGGTCGAAATTTGGTCCTGAGAGAGCACACGACCCGTACCCATCCAACTATGACAGCTATTTCGAGATATACGAACAATACCAATCAGGAAACGACATTTTAGGAGTAATAATATGAGTAAAGTAGCATTTGTAGACGCTAGCGGGTTAATTAGTAATATTTTATACCCAGGAGTAGGACAAGAATATACAGAAGGACAGGAAGTAAATGGAGGGCTAATTGCTAGAATCCTCCCCGACGATGCAGATATGAGTCAAGTTAGCACAACTTGGCACTGGCACGACAACCAGTGGAAAACAGATAAACCTATAAAAACAAGTAAGTATCAATACTGGGAAGATGCCCAGTGGAAGATCAATACAGAAGGACTGCAGAAAGACATACGAGGAACTAGAGTTAGGATTCTTCAATCTACAGACTGGACTCAGCTTGCCGACGCACCTTTGACAGACTCGAAGAAAGCAGAGTGGGCAGTGTATAGACAGGCTCTTCGAGACATGCCCATGAGCAATTCCAGCGCTACGTCTTTAGACGATGTGGTCTGGCCTACTCCACCAGCATAGAAAAATAAAACTTGACATATAATCTTGAAATAGGTATAATTTGAACCATGGCAAAAGAATTAACTACAATATCCCCTGAAGGATTAGAAATAGCGAATAGTTACCTACAATTCGGAAACATCCGGGGCGTATGTGAGTATCTTCAGGTGCCTGAAACAGCTGTAGTCGAACAACTGAACAAACGGGAAGTTAAAAAGTACATTGACACAGTTTACCTCGATATGGGTTATCGAAATAAGAACAACATTGGTTCTTTGCTCGACGACATGATCGCATCTAAACTCGAAGAAGCCCAGGAATCTGGTGTATACTCTAGTAAAGACTTAGCTGATCTGTTACAAATGGCTCATAAAATGCGTATGGATGAAATTAAAGCCCAGTCCGAACTCTTAAAAGCGGAAAACGGCCAAATCAAGAACCAAACTAATGTCCAGATCAACGAGCAAGTTCCGTTCGGTCAGGGCAACTATGGTAAGTTAATGGAAAAACTACTCAATGGATCAGAATAAACTCGAACTAGAGCTACGCACTCACGAAGTACAGTGTGAAGAACGCTGGAAGACTACATTTGTACGACTAGAGAATATAGAAGATACTCTTGGGCGTATGGAAGGACGATTCTATGCACTTGGCGGAACAATTATTCTGTTTCTAGCCGGTGTGATCGTAACTTTGTCGACGATGTAATGAGACTAGTTTTATTACTTTTAATTTCTTCTTTTGCACTTGGTGATAATACGCAAGAAGGGTCTCTCAATACGAATGCCGAGAACTCTACAGTCGGAAGTAATAACAATAGTGAGTCTTCGACCACTAACTATAACGGAGCTGGTTCTTCTTCTGAGATCCCCGTAGGGACAGCGATGTCTCCTTCGTATCTTTCCAACGGAATGGAAAACTGCCTACAAGGCTCTTCGGGTGCGCTGCAGACTGGTGTTCTCGGTATTTCAAAAGGTTCATATGTTTTAGATGAGCATTGTAATCGACGAAGAGATTCAAAGGTTTTGTCAGATCTCGGAATGAAAGTGGCAGCAGTTGCAAGAATGTGTGAAAACCCCGAAGTGTGGGAGTCGATGTTTATATCTGGTACTCCTTGTCCAATCTTAACAAGAGGAAAATTGATCGTAGGAAAACGAGCCTACATGGTAATGAAAAGTAATCCGGAACTTTATATTCCGAATTACGGAGCCGTATCTCGAAAGAAAGGTTTTACGGAAAAGCAAGTCTGGTATAATACTATACTAGGTATAGGAGAAGAGAATGTTGAAGAAGAGACTAGCGATGGCATGTCTATTAGCGAGCGTTTCCGCACCAGCGAGTGAACTTGATGACCTTGTAAACAGTTCGAATGCAATTGTAGGGCAACTGGATAAAGGTATACAGTATGTAGGTGCTGCCACTATGATGACCTCAGGTACTTACGGTATCGCCCCTTTAAATGCACAACAAAGTGCACACCTTTCCGAAGAGCAGAGAACTGCCTACAATCAAGCGCTCTCAAACATGAGCAACTTTACAGCATATACTGCCAGTGAGTTCTTCACCGACCAAGGTGAGCTTGAGATTGATGCAATGAATGATGCTATCGACGTATTTACTGAAGTTGTGGTTGATTTGAGTACTGTAGTAACTGTAAATGAAATGGCAGTTGAAGCAGCAGAAACAGACAATGTACAACAGCAGGAAGATTTACAAGACTTTGTAGCCGTAAACGAGATGTCTCTCGAAATTTCAGCAGAAGATGTAGAGAGTTACAACACTTCTCTTGATGATGTAGCTGAGCATGCAGCAAATGCAGCAGCCTATCTAACTGTAGCAAACCACGAAGGTGCTTCACAGTTTATGCAAAATGGAGCAGATGAGGCTGGACAGCGATTCTCGGATGCAGGTGATAATGTATCTTTCAACCATGCAAGCGGTATGGTACTTCTCGAATGGTTTGATCAGGGTCTTGGCTACGGTGTATTTGTAAATGGACAAGATGCTTTTGCAATTGATGTATTCTTGAGCGACTCAGACGTACTTTCTGTAGGTAGCAATTCTTCTTACTATCTGACAGGGCCGACTGCTCAAAGCTCAGATTGTTTCTTCGGTACAGAGGAGTGTACCCCGGCGGTAAACCCAGGACCACAACCATGAAGATTGATGGCGTAGGATTCAGCGGAGCACAAATTGCAGTTGTACTGGCATTTATCTCTACAATCGCAGGTGGCATATGGACAGCCTCCTCTGTATATGCGAGACTTGAAGCAGTAGAGGCTTATGAAATTCCAGACGTTGCTCCCCTCCACGAACAAATTACTGTTATTGAGACAGAACTGGAAGCGAACGATATTTCCCAGCTTCAGGGAAAACTAGCTTCATTTGGTACTAACCTTGGAACTATCATGGAACAACAGGCTAAACTCCTTGCCATTCAAGAACGCATGGTTGAAGTTGAGAAAGAAATGGAGTCTATGAAAGGCATAGTACAAAGAGCAGAATTAAAGACTAAAGAGTTAGAAGGTATCGAAGAGCAGATGAAGCTTGTTAAGCGCGAGATACAGGAACTCTGGGACGGTATGGATTACTTGTCCAATCCGTTAGGAAAATAAGATGCGATATAAAACTAAAGCAGCCGCTCTAAAAGCAGCGAAGCGGTTAGGTTTAAGAGGTACCCATAGTCACGGTGCCGGAAAGGGGAAGATTTACATGGCAGGTAAAACTCACGCAGCATATGAAAAGGCAATGAAAAAGCCGAAGAAGAAGCCAAGCAAGCCTAAAAGAGGTCAAAGAGCGAGCAAGAATCGCAAACGTAGGGGATACTAATGGCCGTACGTAAAAGAAAGACTACTAAAAAGAAGGCACCAGCTAAACGCCGCAGTGCTAAACCTCTTAGCGCAACCGTAAGGTCTACTCTGAGAGCGAAGGCAAAGAAAAGTAAAAGATATACTTATGGGCAGCTAGCTAAAGTTTATCGTCGCGGACAAGGCGCTTATTTGTCGTCTGGTTCCCGTCCTGGAACATCAATGTCTCAATGGGCTTTTGGTCGTGTAAATTCGTTTATGCGAGGCGGACACCCCCAAGACAATGATATTAAGAGGGCTGGTCGTGCCAAAAAGAAAAAGTAAACGTAAAGTACCAAAAGATAAGAAGTCGAGAGTTCCAAAGAAGTATTTAAGCGGTACAAAAGGTACTAAAAGAACTCAACTTGCAAGCGTTATTAAGCGTATTGCGAAACTTTATAGAGAAGGAAAAACTGTTCCTAAGTCTCTACTAGCTCAAAGAGTGCGTTTAGGCAAAAGGAAGAAGAAATAAGTATTAGGTATATGTATTCCGATTAAAACAGGTAGATGAACTATCAGCCGACCCACTCCGGAAGACATACTAAGTGTGTGTCCTGCGACAATAAAAGCCTATACTATGTAGTACCAGCAGGAAGTGCCTTTTGGCACTGCTAAGCCTATATAAGGCACAAGACACATAGGAGACAACATGAAGCTTATTATTTTAATGTTTTCTTTTATCCTTGTAGGTTGTAATACTATGAATGCTGCCATTGACGGCGGACAACACGTATTAAACTCAACTATTGAAGCAACGGGTGAAGGAGTAGCAAATATAACAAGTGCTGTTGGTACTGATCTTACTGATACAATTACATATGGCACAGAAGGCCTAAGTAAAGGAATCCGTGAAGTCACTACTTTAGATAGCAAAGATAAGGAGTAATTTTAAATGCCAGCAAAGCGAAAAACAAAGAAAAAAGACTCTCGTTTAGCACGAGCAAAAGTAAAAGGATATAACAAACCTCGTCGCACACCAGGACACGCAAAGAAGTCTCATATTGTTGTAGCTAAGGTTGGTGATAAAGTTAAAACGATTCGTTTCGGCCAGCAAGGAGCTCGTACGGCAGGGAAGCCCAAGGCTGGAGAATCAGAAGCAATGAAAGCAAAGCGTAGATCGTTTAAAGCACGTCACGCTAAGAATATTGCAAAAGGTAAAATGTCAGCAGCATATTGGGCGGATAAAGTAAAATGGTAGACGACAAGAATTACCACCCAGCAGACATGAACGGAGACGGAAAAGTTTCCGACGATGAGCGACAAATGTACTTAGAGTTTCGCAGAAAGGAACTCGAAGACCAAGATGCACAACGAGATGCTATGAGAAAGATGACATGGTTCTCCCTCTGGGGAATGCTGTTTTATCCTTTCGGCATCTTTTGTACTTCTCTGTTCGGTCTTGATAACGCGGCAAAAATAATTGGAGATATTGCTCCTACTTATTTTGTTGCTATTGCAGCCCTAGTATCCGCCTTTTTTGGTGCTAACGCATACGCAGGTAAAAAATAACTTAATAGGAACACCCAATGGCAGTTGAAGTAAGTCGAAGAGATATAGTCTCCGACGAAATAGTTGAATTACAATCTGAGGCAAGGTTTCTCAAGCTTCCAGTAAATCCGTATTTGGAACTGCTGGATATCACACCACTACCCTCGCAGATGGCAATCATCAATGCGATTAACAATCCTAAATATCGTTTTGTTTCTGCAGCCGTATCTCGGAGGCAGGGCAAGACATATATAGCCAACATTATTGGACAGCTCGTGTCTTTAGTGCCTGGCTCAAACATCTTAATCATGTCTCCTAACTATTCCTTGTCTCAGATTTCTTTTGATCTACAAAGGAACTTGATTAAGCACTTTGATCTCGAAGTTACAAAAGACAATGCAAAAGACAAAGTTATAGAAATATCTAACGGCTCCACAGTGCGTATGGGTTCTGTAAACCAGGTTGACTCTTGCGTAGGTCGCTCTTACGACTTAATTATCTTTGACGAAGCCGCACTTGCAGATGGAAAAGATGCCTTCAACGTAGCACTTCGTCCTACTCTCGATAAAGAAAACTCAAAAGCAATTTTTATCTCTACTCCTCGTGGTAGAAATAACTGGTTTTCTGAGTTCTTCAACAGAGGTTACTCTGACGAGTTTCCGGAATGGTGCAGTATTCGTGCAACTTATCGAGACAACCCTAGAATGGCTCAAAGCGATATCGACGAGGCACGAAAGTCAATGTCTGAAGCAGAGTTTAGACAAGAATATGAGGCTGACTTTAATACTTATGAAGGTCAGGTATGGAAATTTAATTTCGAGACACAAGTACGAGACTTCTCTCAGTTTGAGCCGGAGAAGATGGATGTGTTTGCAGGACTCGACGTGGGTTATAAGGACCCAACCGCAATGTGTGTAATAGCTTATGACTGGGACAAAGAAGAATTTTACTTACTCGATGAGTATTTTAATGCTGAGAGAACAACTGAACAGCATGCTACCGAGATCCAGAAACTCATTGATCGCTGGGATATTGACTACATTTATATTGATTCAGCTGCTCAACAAACAAGGTTCGATTTCGCGCAAAACTATGGAATTTCCACTATTAACGCAAAGAAGTCGGTACTCGATGGTATTGGACACGTATCAGGAATCATAGATAACGATAAGCTGTTTGTAGAGCAAACTGCAAACGAATCGTTAAAATGTCTTGATGCCTACCAGTGGGATCCAAACCCGAATCTAATGAAGGAAAAGCCGAAACATAACATGGCATCTCACATGGCAGATGCACTTCGTTACGCACTGTATTCATTTATTACCTCAAATGTGTCCTTCTAGCGATGACCTGTGGAAAAATAGTTATTGACAAGTTACCTTAAACTCGATATAATTCTTCTAATGAAAAATGAAGAACCGGAAAGAAAATGCCTAAACTAAAACGTGACGCAGTAAAGTATGTACGAGACAAGGCAAAGTCCAAGTACGAGAAAGGGACAGAATGTCGTATTTGTGGCGAAACAGAGCAACTTGATTTCCACCATTTTTATAGTTTAACACCACTACTAAACCAGTGGCTTACAAAGAACAAACTGAACCCTGACTATATACAAGCACTCAGGGACGACTTCATTGAAGAGCATAGTGCTGAGCTATATGAACATACAGTGACTCTTTGTCATCACCATCATTTAGCCCTACATAAAATTTACGGAAAAGACCCTGCGCTTGGGACTGCAAAGAAACAAATGCGCTGGGTAGAGATTCAAAGAGAAAAACATGGCCTGGTATAATCCTTTTGAAAAGACAGCACCTACAGAGACAGTTGAGAAGCTGAACCCTGGGCAGCAGTATATTGGCAACAATGTTGAATCTTCTCGTGAATATACTACTAATTATCAGCATTTTTATGAAAACCTAGAGATAGTAAATAGAGCAGTAAACATCATTGTAGATGATACTGCAGGTGTTCATACCACAGTTAAGCCTATTGCCCGACCAGGTATTGTTAAAGGCGTGAAGAGATCTAAAGTTGAGTTATTGCTCACCAAAGAACCAAACCCCTTCCAAGACATCAATACTTTTAGACGTAATCTTATTACTGATTTTATGCTTGATGGCAACATCTTCGTATATTTTGACGGCGCTCATTTGTACCATCTACCTGCTGATAAGGTAGTAATTCATGGAGACTCAAAAACCTATATTGAGAAGTATTCCTACAACGATATAGATTATAACACCGATGAAGTTATACACATTAAAGATAACTCTTTTTATGATGTTTATCGTGGCGTATCTCGTCTAAAACCTGCTCTTCGCACAATGCAACTCATTACTAGAATGCGAGACTTCCAAGACAATTTCTTTAAAAATGGAGCTGTTCCAGGATTGGTACTTAAATCTCCTAATACTTTGTCTGATAAAATTAAAGAGCGTATGATGGTATCTTGGCAGAATCGTTACAGACCAGATTCCGGAGGCAGACGCCCTCTCATACTCGATGGCGGACTAGAGCTAGATAAGATTTCAAATGTAAACTTTAAAGATTTAGACTTCCAGACCTCTATTGCAGATAATGAGAAAATTATTTTAAAAGCAATGGGAGTTCCTCCTATTCTTTTAGACTCAGGTAACAATGCAAATATTCGTCCGAATATGCGTCTATACTACCTTGAAACCGTACTACCTATCGTTGCGAAACTAAACTCAGGTTTTTCTCGTTACTTTGGTTTTGATGTTGTAGAAGATGTAACAGATGTACCTGCCTTACAGCCAGAGCTACGAGACAGTGCAGCGTACTATACCTCACTAGTAAATGGCGGTATTATTAGCCCGAACGAAGCTCGTGAAGCATTAGGATACGATACTAGAGAAGAAGCAGAAGATATAAGAGTTCCTGCGAATATTGCAGGATCAGCAGCAAACCCAGACGAGGGCGGAAGACCGTCCCAGGAAGAGGAAGATGTATAATAAACAAGTGCTAAAGAAGTTAGCAGCATACTTCGCAGAACACGGCTTACCTAAGTCTTACGCTGCTTTCAAGCGAGACGGCAGAAAGCCTGTAACAGATAAAGTAATGGTACATACCATAGGTGGGTACCCTAAAATGTTAGAACTGTTCGAGAAGCACCACCCAGAATACTGGGAACTAGCTCAACCTATTAAAGATGAGCCAGAGCCCATAAAACAAGACCCTTTAGCAGCACTCAGGGCAAGTACTGTAGAGAAATAATATGAATAAGATTTTTAATCTAACATCTACTTTCAAGGCCGCAGAATCAGACGATGGATCAGTAATGATCCGTGGTATGGCTAGTACAGCAGATTTTGATCGCGCAGGTGATACAATCTCAGCTGAGGCTTGGACTAAAGGTGGATTACAAAACTTTGAGAAAAATCCAATTATTCTGTTTAATCATGACTATGACAGACCAATTGGTCGAGCCACAGGTATGAAAGCAGGACCAAATGGTTTAGAACTCGAATGTAAGATCA